TAGGAATCTTACACAGCAAAAGCCCACCGATTTCAATATTGCCTTTAAATCTACTTTGTGGGTCAGAGAAAACGTGCATGTGCGGCTGTTCTTCCGCCTTAACAGGTTCCCAACCTTCCCGAAGTTTTGCAGACGTGTTCGTGGGGTCAAATTGACCCAAAAGAGCCGTCCGTATCCACCTGAAGGAATAGCCATCCTGCGGTTCAGGTGTAGGCAAGCCTCCGGGTTGTGTCCAGTGCGTTTTGCGCTGCGTAGTTACACGAGTTTCCAACTCACGAGCGAGACGATTTTGTTCAGCCATTTATATTCTCCAATTTCATCAATTCACGCGCATACGCTTCATTAGTCAAACCAAGTTTTTTAGCGAGATTAACTTGCGTTGCTGTCAATCTTACTTGCCTAGGCGCGGTAGACCGCGTTACTGGAGCTACATTACTGGCTGCTTTGCGCGGGGACTTAGGTTCTGAGTCTTTGGTCTCAGCCTCTGTTTCCCGTGATTGAGGTTGTTCTTCCTCGTAATACTCGGGGAATCTCTTCCTCATTGTTGCATCGACACGCTGGTAATAATCCTCACTACGAGGGTCTACACCAGAACGGACTAGCTTTTCATGCAGCCCAAGGGCGGAGGCAGTCATCTCCGGATCAGCACCAAACCAAGTATTCTTTTCCCGCCATGCTTCGGCTTTGGTATCAAGAACTCGCGGCGCTGTTTGAGTCTGTTGTTGCGTTTCTACACTACTTTCTTCCGGTTGTAAAGAGGGTCTATAGTTTTGATAATCCCGTAGCCTAAGTTTGGCATCCGTCATGGCTTCTTGAGCATCCGCGATCAAAGACCCATCGCCTGACTCATACGCCTGTCTAAGCCGCTCTTTTGCTGACGCCAACTCCGTATTAGCGGATTTGGTAACCTCGTCCACAAATAGCCGTTCACCTTGCCCAAGCCTTTGTTTTAATTGTTTATTTTCACTTGCGTATGCTTGAGTCAAACGCAGAGCTTCTTCCCGCTCACGCGTAGCGGCCTCTTTCTCACGGCGCTCGTCGTGCCAGACTTTTTTCATCTGGGCTAGGCGGGTTTTTACCTTATCCGAATACTCTTCCAGATCGTCTTTTTCCAACTCTTCTACGATCTTTTGAGGCATTTTTTCCCGCCCCTTATCCTGCGGCGGGGTATCGTCAACAACCTCTACTTCTAAATCTGGTTCTTGAGTAACTTCTATATTGGGTTCTTCTATTTCATCGGGAAACTTATACGTTTCTTCAGCCATGTGTTTCTCCTTATGCGCGAGCTATGCCGCGTGGGTCTTCAACGACACCTTCAACCATGTCATCACTAATCATGCGAAATTCGCGGCTATGAATCTTGATCCGTGAACCCGTATTTGGACGTACCAGAATGAAATCACCTTGTTTACACCACGGCCCGCTGGGGAACCGCTTCTTGTCCCTATAGCAATCTGGGCCAAGCAAAACAACAAACAGCACCGTAGTCAGGCGTTCTTCATGCGACATGGTGACATCTGCTTTAACAAGACCGCTCTCGTAAGTTCCGTCAATCTCAGGGATTGCACAAAGTATGTGATACCCAGATGGTTGCGGGAGTTGCTTTGCTTTTGCTTCTTGTGTTTCAGGCAGAACGGTAGATTGCTCCGGTTTATCTGGATTCTGACCGATCAGTATTTCACTCATTTGCGTCTATCTCCATACGTTGTGCAAGGTCTAATAGGATTTGCTTTGCGTAGTCAAGACCCTGAATGACTCCACAAAGTTTTTGATACTCGTCGTAACTTTTTGCAACACCCCGTCCAAGGTGTTGTTCTATCTCTATGCGCCGTTCATTGAGTTTTGATTCAATGTATTCAATCTCATTAGCGTAATTCATTAGGCTTTAGGCTCCTCTTTGGATTGTTGAGCTTGTTGTTGGTGTGCTAATTGCTCACGATTTTTTGCAATATCAATCCCCATCCTTGTGCCTTCTATTTGTTGCCGGTTCTTAATCTCTATTTCTCTCAAACGTATATCATCTGCTTTGGCAGCAGCATCCGCAGCGTCTTTACGTGCTTTACGTTGTACTTCAGCTTGCTTTGCCGCCATGTCATCTGCGTCTTTTTTAGCTTTGCGCTGAACCTCAGATTGTTTGATCTGAAGTTCTTGCTGTTGCATCTGGATAAGCGGGTCTTTTGCTTGTTGTTGAGCTTGTTGCTGTTGAGCTTCAGCGGTGTTCTTTTGAAGCAGTTTTGCGGCAGCTTGAGCCACAAGTTGTGCAAGTTGCGCTTCAATCTCTGGTGGCAACACTTTGGCATCTTCTGCGTCTTTGTTTTCGTCTTTCATCGGTGGCAACGACGCGCCCAACATCTTCTCTATCTCTTTGCGATACTGGAAGGCAACGTGTTCCATAACGTGCGCGGCTGCGGCGGCTTGCAAAGCTTGTGCTTGCGGGTTTTGACCAACAATTTGCATAATTTTAGGGTCGCGTGCCATTGACATATGAACAGCCAAGTGCGCCTCATGATCTTGTATCAAGAATGCTTTGACCGGCTTGCCACGCAAGATGTCCATGTTTTCAGTTACAGGATCAACCGGGGTCATATCCTCTACCGTTGGCACAAGTTTGGCAGCGTTCTTAACCCCAAGAACTTCTATCATCTGCCTGTGCAATGTAGGCAAGTCATACAATTGAGGCGCATCTTTAGCCAATTGCATTACCGCTTGATACTGAATAACCCGCTGGCTCATGGTTGAAGCGTTTGGGTCTGCTACCGGAATCACATCTACCTGATCGTAGTCAGCTTGTTTAGCCGATTTATTTCCAACTTCAGGCTGATACGAGTAATCTTTTGGCGTGTTGTCCCGAATAATCCCCGCCAACAAACGAAACTCTTGCTTCATCGTGTAGTGAATACGCGCCTGAACTGCGCTCATCACCTTCAAAGCTCTCTCAAGAATAGCCAGCGTTGTTCCAACCGGAGCTTGCGCCGACATATCACTGACATTTAAATCAGCCGTAGCTGCAAAGCGTTGAGCATCCGTAACAATCTTGTCCATCAACCCAGCCAATACTTGACTTGGTTCTTTGTATGGCAATGGAAGAATGTTGTCCCGAATGGCCCCTGACGGCAGGTCAACGTCCCTAAATTCACCCGGAGCTATTGGCGTGTCATCGCCTTTAATCCGCATTCCACGGGCCTTCAATCCGCCCGGAAGGTTAGACAGGGTTCCGGCATCCACCAACTGCCGCATCAGTGACGTAGCCGCTTTAGCGTGACCACCAATTAAATGGATCAAACCAAAGTAGTAGAAGCCAAAACCGGGGATGTAGCCGTAGTGGACAAAGTGCTGACGACGGAACTTCAGCTTGTCATCCTGCAACCAATTGCGGCGGATAGACAAAACTGTATTGGTGCCTTTCTCAATGGTGACTACATACGGCAAGGCAATACCCGTCATCTCGCCGTCTTTTTCATCTTCATACCCTGCCAAATCAAGATCAACGTGCATTTCAAGAATCTGAAAACGGTTATCTACCGTAGCACTAAAACCCTGTTCTCTGGCCTTTTCTTTCTCAACCTCGTCCATCACCATCACGGGGTCACCTAGATCAATATCCCGATAGAACCCAGCAACCTGAAGGCGGCGAAGTTCGTTTGCGGTTTTCCGCATCCGGTGCGTGACACGTTCTGCGGTCTCAAGGTTTGTTGCGCCATACGGCACTACAATATCCTCTGCGGGGATAAAAACAGCCGTTTGCCTGTCCAGTGAAGGGTCAAAGTAAATCTTTTTAAAAGCATTACCCGCCAGACACAAAGACAGAAGAAGACGCTCATGCTCGGGCCGATACTCCCGCATCACATCCGTCAATTCATAATTCATGTCCTGCTCAACGCGGAAAGCTGCTTCTTTCTTCTCCGGTGTTTCTTTGCCTATGATCTTTGTACGTACAGGCCCAGCCGCAGGGAAAGTCTCCATGATGGTCTCGGACTGAAACTTAACCGCACTCTCCATTAGCATGGGGTGAAAGACGCCGCAAGCTCCGGGCCACGGCTCAGTCCTGTCTTCATGCTTCAAACCAAGCAGTTTTAAACCTTTAACATATACATCCAACCAATCTTTGCGAGAAGTTAGATCAGTGTCATAGTCCCCCAACAGGTCTGAGGCTAGGGTCTGAAGTTCATTCTCACCCATCTCTTCGGCAATGTTGTCATCAAAGCCATCACCCTCTTTGGGAGGCGTAATTTCTTCACCATTAATCTTTACCGATTCCGGGTCTTCAATCTCAATTTCTAAGTCTGGTTCCGCAGCAATTGCTTCAAGTCCTTGCGGCGCTTGGTAGAGAGCTTTATCTATTGCCATGATTTTTCCTTGAAGCAAAGTTAGTTTTTGGATTATATTTAAACGCTGATACAGGTGCGCCGGTCTTCTTAGAAGCCCGATCTTTTGCCCGTTCTTCAGCGGTCATGGCGTTACGTTTTGCACCTTCCGCAGTAAAGGTTTTCCCATCCGCTTTAAGATGCCCACGCTGCTGCAAAATATTTACAGCCGTATCCCTTGACCCAACCTGTGCTGCTAGACGGTCGATCAACTGATTCTTGCCCATAAACTTCTGTGTAACCATCAGTAGTATCCTGCGTTGCGTTTGCTTTTAAAAAGTTTGATTGGGTCTGGTTCATCACTTGGCAACTTTACAAAGCCACCGCTTCTAAACCGCATCAACGCCAGTGTTGTTGCATCCACCAAGTCATCATGATCCCCTGCGGGGAACGACGCCACTTCATCAACTACTTCTTCTGCCCAGCGGGTCTCGGGTGCCCAAACCATTCCTGATTGAAACAGATCAGAGACCGAGTTTAATCTGCTGATTTTGTCGTTACCTTTGCTTGGGGTATATTCCTGTACCGGTATACCCATCGCCCGAAGCTCATATATAAGTGGTGCGCCAGACGCTTTCTTTTCCACAATAAGAGTCACGGGAACCTCATGACTCTCCCAAGACCGATAGTGATCCAACGCTACTTTCTTAAGCTCTGGGAACTCCATACGATCCTTAAAAGAGTCCAACAGTATTATATTAGCACTACCCGTTGTTGGTTCGTTTGGTTCTTTCTCAGGCCACCAGACACCCCACGTCGTACAAGCACTAAAGTCGGCCCTGTTGTGTTTCTCAAAGGCCGTGTCCCAAGACTGAATAATAAACTCGCACCGTGGGGGTCGTTCTTTAGTCCACCACTTCCACCACTCCCGTTTAACAATAGCCCCCTCTTCCGAAGTAGGGTTCTGCATATACTGCGCCGACCACTGATAGGACGGCATGGATGCCCGAGTCTTGACCAACGCCTCTAGTGACCACTGCTCAGGCCACAAAGATTTCTGGACAATCTGGAGGTTACCTTCCTCGTCCGGTTCTTCCTTTTCTAATATGGCAGGAAACTCAACCACCTCATACTGGTCGGAGTCCTCGTTCATCACCATGTCCTTGACCACCCGCCCTGTCAAGTCATTTAACGCCCAGCGGGTTTGCACGATGGCTACCCGTCCCCCCGGCATCAGACGCGTCCGCGCACCCGTAGTGAACCACTCGTATGCCTTATCAAATACGTCGAGGTTGCCGCTGATGATGTCCTGCTCGTTGTGTGGGTCGTCGATGAGTAGCAAGTCTGCACCACGCCCCGCAATGGCACCGCCGACACCAACGGCAAAATATTCCCCGCCGTGATTAGTATGCCAGCGTCCCGCGCTCTTTGAATCCTGGGACAACTCCACTCCATCTTTTCCGCCAAACACCATCTGGTATTTCTCTGAAGCAATCAAATTTCGCACTTTCCGACCAAAGTCCACCGCCAAGTCTGCCGTGTGGGACACCATCATAACCTTTTGATCGGGGTGATTTCCCAGAAACCATGCAGGAAAGTAGTAAGAAACAAGGTGAGATTTGCCAAAACGGGGGGCGATATTGACTGCAATGCGGTGTTTTACCCCATTTGCAAGGTCTTCCAGCAGTGCAGCCAGCTTTTTATGGTGTGCGCCTATCTTATATGCAGGTTCAATGAACTTCACAAAGTCCAACAGGGTGATTTTGGCTTTTTTAATGGCCTGACGGGTCTCCCACTCCTCAATTAACCCCAAAACCTCTTCTTTTTGCCGTGGGGTTAGCCTGTGCATGTTGGCACGGAGGTATTTAAGGGTTTTTTCGTCTAAAGGCATGGGGGTGCAGGAGGTCTTAGACCTCTAAACGACTGAGTAGCCCATCAATTTCTTCTTCATGTGCGGGTTCCAGCACCAACTCCGCGTCCTCTTCGTCAATATCCTTAACAATTTCGGCCATGCCCATATACTTCTCAAGTTTTTTAGTTAGCTCAAGCTCCAACTCGTCGTCGGTCTTAGTCTTATGGGTGACTTCAATGCGGTCTGTGAACAAACCAACGTCTTTCATCTTGCCCAAAAGTTCCAAAGCCCGTATGCGAATCTTGCCGTCTGGATTTTCCGCTTCCAGCAGCAGTTTGTTCTTGGTGAACTCCCGAATACGCACGGCACTATTGACTAACTCGTAGTCGTATTCCGCCAACATCTGATCCAGATGCCGTAACGATGCGTTTGGGTAGTGTGCAAGGGTAGATACCGTCGCGGAATTAGCAGCCTGTGCTTTGGGTGGAGCGGTAATAGCCGTAAACATATCCCGTGCAAGCTCCTTTTCCTCTTCGGAGGCGGGGGTGTCGTCGGGGAACAAAGCCTTTACTGTATTGCAAGCAAGTTTTGCCCGTTCAAGCACAGACAGATCAGCCATGCTGACGCTGCCGAAGGGTACTTCTTCTTCAGGGGTAATAAGCATTGCACGGTATATAACATATTGGCAGAAAAAATAATAGTGGGTGGGGGTGTGGGAGGTAAAACTTTTGTGACGGGGGGTGTTTCTATAAAGAGGGGGGTGGGTTAGT